GATAACTTAATGAAGGTTGGTAAGGACTTTAAGATTGATCGACTTTAAGTATAAGCCAGACGGTGATGTGCTAAAGGCGTTCATGAAGGACGATACTTTCTTTCGTGGCGTTCGGGGGCCAGTTGGTAGTGGCAAGTCTGTTGGTTGTTGTGTTGAGGTCTTTCGCCGCGCCTTGAGTCAGCAGAAGAATGAGAATGGATTGCGCCGTTCACGCTGGGCAATCATTCGGAATACTAACCCGCAGCTTAGAACAACAACCATTAAGACTTGGCTTGATTGGTTTCCAGAGGAAGACTGGGGTAAGTTCCGCTGGGAGGTTCCATACACTCATCATATTAAGAAGGGTGACATTGATCTCGAGGTTCTCTTCTTAGCATTAGATCGTCCCGAAGATGTCAAGAAGCTGCTGTCGTTAGAGCTTACTGGCGTTTGGATTAACGAAGCGCGTGAGATTTCCAAGAGTATCATTGATGCCTGTACGATGCGCGTTGGTCGCTTTCCTTCTATGCGGGAAGGTGGGCCAAGTTGGTCAGGAGTTATTGCTGATACCAATGCGCCAGAGGAAGATCACTGGTGGCCTATTATGTCTGGGGAGGTTCCAATCCCAGATCATATTCATCGTGAGCAAGCACTTATGTTGCGTAAGCCAGACAACTGGAGCTTCTATACCCAGCCTTCTGGAATGGTTGAAACAAAGTCTGACGGGGAGTTAACTGGCTATGAGCCTAACCCCAAGGCTGAGAATCAAAAAAATATGTTGAAGAGTTATTACTCTAACCTTATTCGTGGTAAGACCAAGAGTTGGATTGATGTCTATGTGATGAATCAACTCGGCATGATTCAAGAAGGAAAGCCAGTGTATCCAGAGTTTGTTATAGAAACACACGTTGCCGATGAGCCGATTCCAACTGCTGATGGTATTCCGCTTTACATTGGCCTAGACTTTGGGCTTACCCCTGCTGCTGTTTTTGGGCAGAAGGTTAGGGGTAGGTGGTTCATACTTGCTGAGATTGTTGCTATTGATATGGGCATTGTTCGGTTTGCCGAAGTGCTAAGACAAGAGATAGCAACTAAGTACGGTCACTTGGACGTTCACATTTATGGCGATCCCGCTGGGGATTTTAGGGCTCAAACAGATGAAAGCACTCCGTTTCAAATACTACGCGGCGCGGGCCTACGGGCGACTCCGACTCATTCTAACTCTGTCGATCTTAGACTTGAAGCTGTTAGGGCTTCGCTTACAAAGATGGCTGAAGGAAAACCCGCGTTTCTAATTGATCCTCGGTGCCTTACAGTTATCAAAGGCTTCGAGGGAAGCTATGCTTACCGCAGGATGCAAGTGTCAGGCGAACGCTTTGATGATAAGCCAGATAAGAATATGTTCTCTCACATCCATGATGCCTTGCAGTATCTTATGCTGGGCGCTGGAGAGGGTCGTCAATTGATTGCTGGGCAAAAGCAAGCTGTTGCATTTAACGCTAGAAAAGACTTTGATGTCTTTACTAGAAAGCCAAAGGCTCCGCAAAGAAGACAAGGTATGTGGAGCAGAATGTAAGATTGTGCGTTGATCTAAGGCTTATTCTGTGCATATGAACAACAAATTGAAGGAGATTCTCTATGTGTTTAAAGGCGATTGAAGAAATGGTTATGGCTCCAGCAGAGTGGTTTCAAGGCTTATTCAGTACGCCTGGGGGCGGAGGGGGCGGAGGTGCCGTAGATACTTCTGCTACTGATGCGGGCATCTCCTCTGCTAAGGCTGCTGCTAATGCGGAAGCTGCCCGACTTGCAAAGATAACGCAAGAACGTAATGCTGCTCCTACACGCGCCTTAGCCACTGAGGCTGAGAAAAAACGCCAGACAGAACTGGCCGCAACAATTACAGCAAAAAGCCCAGCAACTAGTTTGCCATCAACTGTTGGATCAACAACGCCAACTGGAAATGCAGAGACTGCTATCCCAACGGTAGCCACTCAAGATATTACCTCTCCCTCTACGCAGAAGAAGTTGTCTGAATCTCTTTTGCAGCGTCTATCGAAACGTGGTGGCACTGGTCGCCGTTCACTAATCTCTGGATCATCAGGCGGTCTTGGATTCTATAGTAGGTTCTCATAATGGAAGCATATGGCTCAAAAGGAACGGCTCAGAAGTATCTTAAACGATACGACAAAGCCAAAGCCCACCGCGAAAACTTTGTCCCGTTGTTTGAGGAATGCTATGAGTATGCCCTTCCCCAGCGTGAGTCATTTTACTTTGAAACAGCAGGGCAGCGTAGAGATGATAAAATATTTGATGAGACTGCCGTTGTTGGGGTTCAAGAATTTGCATCACGCTTGCAGTCTGGCCTTGTACCAAACTTTGCGCGTTGGGCTGACCTCATTGCTGGCAGTGAAATCCCAGTGGAAGAACGTGACGCGGTTAATAATGATCTGGATGAAGTAACTGATTATATCTTTGAGGTCTTACAGAACTCTAACTTCTCTCAGGAAATCCATGAATCGTTTATGGACTTGGCAGTTGGCACTGGTGTTCTATGTGCTGAAGAAGGCGACGCAGTAAATCCTATTGTCTTCTCTGCAATCCCACTGCCTCATGTTGTTCTTGATACAGGGCCTGACGATAAGATTGATCATGTATTCCGTGAGCGTTCTATGCGGTACTCTGACTTAGAGTATATGTATCCAGATGCTGTGCTTGATTCTCGCTTGCAGAACTCTGTGACTAACAATCCTGATGGCACAATTAAGATACTAGAGATTGTTTGCAAAGACTATACGCGCCGTAATGAAGATGCCTTTCTTCGTTATGCAATTGATATGAACACTAAAACAATTATCCGAAAGGATGCATTTGTTGGTGTTGGATCAAACCCGTTTATTTGTTTCCGTTGGTCTAAATGTGCTGGCGAAGTCTATGGACGCGGCCCATTGATTAACGCGCTATCAGCAATAAAGACAACTAACCTAACTATTGAGTTAATCTTAGAGAATGCACAGATGGCAATCTCTGGTGTTTATCAAATGGAAGATGATGGTGTCATTAACGTGGATACAATCAACCTAGTTCCAGGAACTATCATTCCAAAAGCCGCTGGTTCTTCTGGGCTGCAAGCAGTCCAAGCCGCTGGTAGCTTTGATGTAGCCAATTTAATCCTTTCCGATATGCGTATGAATATTAAACGTGCGCTATACAACGATATGCTTGGCAACCCAGACCGCACTCCAGCCTCTGCGACTGAAGTTACTGAGCGTATGGCTGATCTTTCTCGCCGTGTTGGCTCTGCCTTTGGCCGACTGCAAGCTGAGTTAGTTCAGCCAGTTCTTCAACGTGTTGTTTACATTCTGAAGAAACAAGGACGCATTTCATTGCCAACAGTTAATGGCCGTGAGGTTAAAGTCCGTTCTGTTTCTCCGCTTGCACAGGCACAATCTAATCAGGACATTAACTCTGTTGCTCAATTCCTGCAATTAATACAAACAAACTTTGGGCCACAGATGACAAATATGTTGATTAATACAGAAAAATCTGCTCTGTATTTGGCAAAAAAGTATGGCGTTCCAGATAGTCTGGTGCGCGATGAAGATGAACGTAAACAGATTGCTGATATGATGCAGCAGATGGCACAAATGCAACAACAACAAGGAGCGCCGATTGCCTCCCAGTAATCACTTAGGAATGGACGGATTTCGCCGTACTCAGAGTGAAGACGCAAAAGTTAGCCTAGATGTAGCAAGCCTCTTTTCCACAGAAAGTGGGAAGGAGGTCTTAAAGTATCTACGCAGTATTACAATTGAAATGGTTAATGGCGCAGCGGTTTCCGATGCAGAGCTGCGCCACATCGAAGGGCAGCGATATATCGTTGGCCTCATTGAATCGCGCATCAGACACGCACATAGGGTAAAATCAAATGGATGATACAACTCAAGGCGGGTCGCTTCTCAATGAGAACACAGAAGCTCCCGTTAACGAAGAGCCAACACAAGACTTTGTAGTCGCAGAACCAGAGCGCCCGACTTGGCTCCCTGATAAATACAAAAGCCCAGAAGACTTAGCTAAGGCTTATACTGAATTGTCTTCTAAGCTGGGCCAGAAGGAAGAAGACTTCAAAGCAAAACTTAAAGAAGAAATGTTTGTTGATCGCCCAGCTAGCTCTGGTGATTATCAACTTCCTGATGTGGTAGATGAATCCGCAGTGGACAATGAATTGCTAAAGTGGTGGTCTGAAACATCTTTTAATAATGGCTATGGACAAGAGAAGTTCCAAGAAGGCATTGAGAAGTTTTCTGAAGTTATCAAATCTTACTTCCCAAACGCAGAACAAGAGAGGGGCAAACTTGGCGATAATGCCAGCTCTCGTATTGAAGCAGTTAGTTTGTTTGCAAATCAATTCTTTCCAAGTGAACATATGTCTGCTGTTGAGCGTATGGCGGAAACGGCGGAAGGTATTTCCGCTATGGAATTTATGATGAGCAAGATGAAGGCTCCATCAATGAACATTAGCACACAAGCTACTGATCGAATCAGCGATGAGCGCCTTCGTGATATGATGAAAGACGAGCGTTATTGGAATCCTTCTAAGCGTGATTCTGATTATATTAATCAAGTAAACTCTGGCTTTAAGAAGCTGTATGGCTAAGGTTTTTACTTACGCTGGATCAATGCCAGTAGTAGAATCAACGATGAGCCATGCAATAAGACTAGCAGACACAATGCTTCCGCAGAATGTTAAGGAATGTTTTCTGCATGGCTACAGTCCTCTTAACGCTTTAATTGATAGGCTAGATGATAATATCTGCTTAACAATACTTGATGGCAGGAGGCCAGTATCAATGCTGGGATTAATTGAAACATCCCCGCGTACCGCTTCTTTGTGGCTGCTATCATCTGGTTTGTTCTACACAAAATGGTTCAGTGTCTTTCGGGTTTCTAAAAAGTTGATAGATATGTTCCATGAAAAATACTACCGCATTGAAGTGGATGCGCTAGTTGAGAATAACAAAACCATAGAATGGTTGTTGTGGCTTGGGTTTGTTCCCGAAGGAGAAAGTGAATTAGAAGGAAACGATATTGTTCATTTTGTGCGTTGCAATCAATCCAAGAATAACATCTATAATTTCCCATCACGGCCCGTGATGCACTGAGCGACCCGCAAGGATACTCGCAAAGAGGCTGCTAACGGATACCCGACCAACCGCAACTTAAATCACAGGGCTTAAAAAAATGGCTAACACAATTGACCAAGCATTTATCAAGCAGTTTGAAACCGAAGTACATATGGCTTATCAGCGTATGGGTTCCAAGCTGCGTAACACAGTTCGCTCCACAAATGTAAGTGGTTCGAGCGCACGATTCCAAAAGATTGGTGCTGGAGCAGCATCGACTAAATCGCGCAATGGCAATGTTTCTGCGATGGAATTGGCACACACCTATGTAGAAGCCACAATGGCTGACTTCTATGCTGCTGAGTATATTGACAAACTAGACGAAATGAAAATCAACATCAACGAGCGTCAAGCGGTGGCACAATCTTCTGCCTCTGCTCTTGGTCGTAAGACTGATGAGTTGATTGTCGCTGCTCTAGTTGCTGGCGCAAACGCAACAGCCGTAAACTCTGATGCTACTGAACTAGACAAAGCTGATATGCTAACAACATTCGAGTTGTTTGGTGTTGGCGATGTTCCAGAAGATGGACAGCGCTATATTGCTATGCACCCTAAAGGTTTTGCTAATCTATTTAACATAACCGAGTTTGCCTCGTCGGATTATGTAGGCCCACAAAACCTACCGTTTGCTGGCGGCATGACAATGAAAGAGTTCTTGGGCTTCAAGATTTTCTCAACGTCTGCAATCACTGCTGGTACAAACCTTGCTTACCATACTTCAGCGATTGGCCTTGGTGTTAATGCTGATGTTGCTACTGAAGTAAACTACGTTCCTGAGAAGGTAGCTCACCTTGCTACATCCATGATGTCGATGGGTTCGATTGCCATTGATTCCAATGGTATCTACAAACTTCTTGACAGCAACACATAAGATAGGAGGAGGGGGCTTTTGCCCCCTCATTCGCAATGGCAGTAACAAGCACCCCCGCAAACACCCCGATTGACGTATCGTCCCGCGCACTGATTCTTATCGGAGCGCAGCCAATTACTTCATTCGAAGACAACAGCACTGAAGCGCTAGTATGCGCAAATATGTATGAGGATATTGCACGGTCTGCTTTGCTATCAACCCGATGGCGCTTTTCTACTAACCAAGCGGTTCTTAATAGATTAACTGAAGCTCCTACTGGCCGCTATGATTCAGCGTACCAGATTCCTACTGGTAGCTTAATGGTTCACGCTGTTACAGTTAATGAGAGCCCAATAGAGTATAATATATATGGCAGCAAAGTATTCTGTGATGCCTCTGAGGCAGACCAGCTTGTTGCTGATTATACATACCGTTCAGAGGAATCTGACTGGCCTTCTTATTTTACAATCGCAGTAGAGCATTCCCTTGCTGCTGTGCTTGCTACATCAATTGCGCGTGACCGTGGGCTCTCAGAGCTTATGGCTGCTCAATATAATAACTTAATGGTCAAAGCTAGAAACTTAGATTCTCAGCAACAGACTACACGAAAACTTTATACTTCAAGGTTTATTGCACAAAGGCGGAGTTGATGCAGCGGATTAGAGTTCCAATAACGAACTTCCAATTTGGTGAAATTAGTCCGTCCTTAACATCTAGGACTGACTCACCGATCTATGCAGCCTCTGCCCAAAAGGTAGAGAACCTTTTTCTTCGTGCTGAAGGTGGGGTAATTAAACGCTCTGGCTTGCGTAATATTTATAAGTATGGCGACATTACTTATGATGCAGTCCCACGCCAGCAAGTACGCATAGTTCCGTTTATCTTTTCTGATGATGAGCGCTATGTAGTTTCGCTTGAGGATCAGAAGGTTCGTATATTCTTTCTTGATCCACTAACAAGTAATGTATCTTTAGAAGCCACCATTACTCAAGATGTTAATTCCAATCCGCTACCTTGGGTTGATACTTATTTACATGAAGTAACATATGCCCAAGCTGGCGATGTCATGTTTCTTTGCCACAATACATTTGCTCCGCGTCAATTGGTTCGCACTGGGCTAACAACATTCCAAGTTGAACTCTTTACCTTCCAAGGTAATCCTGATGCTGATCAAATCTATCAGCCATACTATAGCTTTCAAGGATTGGATGTAACTCTAGGGTCATCTGCTACTACTGGTGATGGGATTACTCTTACAACCAGCAGTGCTTATTTTGACATAACTGGCTCTCAGGTTGACGGAAGCTACCCTAGTTCAAAACACATTGGCATCACTTTACGCTATGGAACTTCTGAGATTGAGATTGTTTCAGTGCAATCAACAACATCCGCTACTGGCAATATTCTTTCTGAACTAAACCAACAACTTAGTATTAATCTATTTACAACTACATCTGGAAGCGCTTCAATAAAAGTTAACCAAAACAACCACGGCCTATCTACTGGTGATTCAATTACTGTTAGCGGCGCTGGTCAGGTTGGTGGAATTGCAGTCAATCAAATTAATGGAGCAAGAACCATTGCGTCTATTATTGATGAAAACAATTATACCTTTGACGCTGGTGCAAACTCTAACGCATTTGAGGTTGGTGGCGGAGCGCCCACAATAGTTACCAATGCTCCTACAAGAAACTGGACAGAGCAATCGTTTTCAGTATATCGTGGCTACCCTGCTGCTGTAACATTGCATGAGAACCGTCTTTGGTTTGGCGGAACGCTCGGGCAACCAGATGGTGTATGGAGCAGCAAGTCTTCCAAGTATTACAACTTTGATGTTGGTGAAGCTGCTGACTCTGACTCTATACAAATCACATCAAGCATTGGTGAGATCAACGCTGTTCGCCATATGGTATCAAACCGTGATCTGCAAATCTTTACATCAACGTCTGAGCTTTATATTCCAGCATTAAGCAACCAACCAGTTACACCAACCAATGCTAGGATTATTAGGCAGACTCCTTTTGGTTCTGGCTATGCTAGACCGCAACCGTTTGATGGAGCTACAGTCTTTGTTCAGAATGGCGGATACATTGTTCGTGAGTATCTCTACACTGATACTGAGGCAGCTTATACTTCTGCGACAATCTCTACGTTATCCTCACACTTGATCTCCGATCCTATTCAGATGTGTGTTGTTCGTGGCACAGCAAACACCGCAGAGTCATACATTTTCCTACTTAATAACAATGGTAGGCTGGCTGTGTTTAGCTCTAACCGTGGTGAGCAACGCGCTGGGTGGACTGATTTCTCAACAAGTGGTCACTTTCAATCGGTAACGGCAGTTGATAACAGAATCTTTATGGTTGTTCGTTATGACTTTGGCTCAGGCACAACGCGCTATGCTTTGGTTGAACTAGACGCAAGTATGAATATGGACTCTGCGCAAAACTATACTGGGACTGCTGGTGTTTTTGATGTGTCTAATTTCTTTGAAGATACCGCTATTGTCGATGTAGTTTATGGCTCTGATTATCTTGGAAAATACACTGTGTCTGGCGGAGAGATTGATGTCTCAGCCGTTGCTAACATTACATCTTGTCAAGTTGGTTATGCCTTTAATGTAAACCTAACCACCAATCCAATTGATGGTCAAGTTCAAGGCGGGCCTCTTACTGGTGAGCCTAGAACATTAGCCCGTGTTATCCTTGATCTAAATGAAACACTTTCGGTATCAGTTAATGGTACATCGCTTGTTATTAGACAGGTAACTGATGATCTTAGCCAGGAACGCTCCGCTGTAACTGGTAAGAAAGAGTTTTATCTTTTGGGCTACAATCGTGATCCTCAAGTGATTATTACTCAAACTGCTCCGCTACCACTACAGGTCAACGGAATTATTGCGGAGGTATCCTTCTAATGAATGACCTCAGTAACATTCCTGACCTTGAAGCAATGATGCTTGCAGAGCCTCAAGTGGATTGCCCAGTAACCCATCACTTTGGGCCTAGCCTTTACATCAGGGAAATCTTTATTCCAGCAGACACCTTTGCCCTTGGTCGCGTTCATAAAGCAGAGACAATGAACATACTTCTTAAAGGCAAGATGGCTGTGCTTGTTGATGGAGAAGTAAAACTAATTGAAGGCCCTATGACATTCGTAACTGGGGCTGGGCGTAAGTTGGCTTTAATACTAGAGGACTGCACGTTTCAGAATGTGTACGCTACTGATGAAACAGATTTAGATGTGATTGAGGAAATGTTTATTGAAAAGAACAGCGAACTCATTGACCACTCTGAGATGAATAAATTAATAGAACACGTTAATGAGGAGCGCATTTAATGTCTTGGTTAGTAGTAGCTATTGCAAGCACAACAATTAATGTTGCTTCTAACCTTAAAAGGGGCAAGGAGGCCAAGGATCAGGCTAATCGTGAAGCTGCTCAAATGGACAGAGACCGCAGATTAACAGTGGTTGAATCCGAGCAGCGTAATAATGACCGCATGACTGAGTACCAAGATGCCAGAAGTACCAATGATGCGTTCTTTGCTTTTCTTGGAAGGGACACCACCGATCAATCTGTTAAGGCTTTTCTTGGAAAACAACAGGAAGTTGCCTTTGAAGATGTTGCTAGGTCAGGTCTTCAGTCCAGAATGGAGCAAGCTAAACTTGCATCACAGGCTAACGACAGAAGAATTTCTGGCAAGAACGCAGAAACAGCTAGCTACTATGATGCGGCATCTTCTATTACTGGCGGCTTATACAAATATAAAACAACAAAACAATAGGGTTTTAACATGGCAGTAATTAAAGAAAAGCGTCAGTTTAGAACCACACCTATTGGCGTTATAAGTTCTGATCGCGGCACTGACCGACTATATAATTCCATTAGCGCTGCTGCTGATAATGTCCTTGGCATGGCCTACAAGGAAAGCGTTAGAAGCGCTGAGAAGCGCGGTACTGAAACTGCTCAATCAATGGATGAGATACAGATTCGCGCCATTGATCCGACTACTGGCAAGCCAGAAGCCATGACCTTTGCTCCCAAGAGCTTTGGGACTGTTGCCCGTGATGCTTATGACCGCGTTATTAATGACCGCTTTCGATCCTCTATTGAGAATGACATTAAGATTAAAGGCGCAGAGTTTTCTTTACAATATGAAAACGATCCAAAATCTGTAGAGAAGTATTCACTTGCTATGAGTGAATATGTTTCTGAGATGTCTAAGAATGCCTCTGGCATTTACAAACCATTCATTGAAGAAACTGGTGAGTTCTATTTAGCAAGCACAAAGCTAAAGCTAACAGAAAAGCGTATGAACATTCAACGCGCTCAGACTGCTGCCTATACTACCGAGCGAATTGATAACCTTGGTCAGGAAGCATTTAACATGGCGTCTAGTGGCGCAGGCCCAGAAGATGTACTGAAGATGATTCAGAAAGGCGCTAATCTTGCTAAAGATGCAGAAAGCGCTAATCTATTTCAAGCTGGTTCAAGTAACAGCGTTCAAGATAGTCTAATGGCGCAAGCTGCTCAAGGAACATTGGCTAATGTTCTTGCAAGGCCAATGAGTACGCGAACTCGTGATGCGATTATTCTTGCCATTAGTAACGGCGGCAAAACAAGTGATCGCATTCCA